AGTTTACAAAAACATCCATTCCTATTATGAAAGAATATCTTCCTGTCACCATGGTTGTTCCCGGACCTATTCATAAAATAATTCCAATGAATCCAGACAACGGTGTGTATATGATAGCTTATAGTGACAACACGGATGCAATGAAATTGGAAAAATATTCCGAAAACAATGAAAAAAATCGCGCGTTTTTTTGTAGACTGATTGAAAAATCGGTAGGAATTCCGCCAAATTCACTTGAATTGACTGAAATAATTGATTTTTATTGGCAAATAGGAACACATTTCTATAAACCACTCTACAATAAAACCCGGAAAGAATTTATAAGAATCGCACAACGCCCGCAACCAAATATGTTTGTTGTCGGAGAGATGATAAGTACAAATCAGGGGTGGGTTGAAGGTGCTCTAGAAAGCGTAGACTCTATTCTTGACGAATTATAAATCATAATTAAAGTAGACACGCCTAAATTGCTCCATGTATTTATCCGACAGTCTATGCGTTTTAAAATAATCGCCGTTATGTTTATCCTCAAGCATATGAACGATAAAATACAGCGAATATACCCCACATTCGGTATCATTCATCTGGTGTTCAGTTGGATGATTTTCATCAAATGTAAAATGAATTTGGGGGTCAAGGAAGGTTCCTTGTTTTACCACATTGTTAATAAATTTCTTGACTCGCTTAGGACATTTATCTCCCGCAGAATCAAAGAAAAAAATTACTTTCGTTTTGATGTTTATAAACAAACTTATCCAATGTTCGCCACCACCATTATGATCATCGGTATTGAATATTACCCCGATTTTTGTTTTTCCGCGTTTTAATTGATTTTTCAAATCAAACTCGGATAGTTCCGGCCAAACAGTCTCTCCATAAACTAATTTTGCATCGTAATCAATGGGTGAAGGACCTATAAACTCAAAACATTTGTATGTTTTCTCAAATTGTTTCATCACATTGAGTATATCTATTGAGGACAACCATTCATTCGGTTTCTTTTTCCATTCTTTTGGAGCTAAAGGTGCAAACGATTCGGATAATTCTTTTCTTATTTTAGAATTATCTATAAAATGTTGTTTCAACCAACAGGATTCTTTACTACATACACTACTTAAATTACCCTTTAACTGTGTCCATATTTCTTTCGGATCGTTTGTTATAATTTGTGAGTCTTGGTGTTTTGCGTTCCACAAATTTTTCATTTTTGTGAGGCTTTCGTTATCAAAACAGCTAAATTCGTTATTTTCTAATTTTGGGCTACATCTCGGTAAAGAATCCTTTGTCAATGTGTTTGCGATTTTTTTGGTTTTACGAGTTTTCCTGTTATTTTTCCTTGTTTTCCTGTTTATTTTTTTCTTCATAGTTATTGTTAATATTTTTCTTTTTACGAATCCCTTTATTTTTCAACTCTGGATTTTTCAAATTTATCTCCTTTTTTTGAGGTAAAATGATAACTGCTGGAGGTTTTGTAGAAGTCCGCTTGACTATTTTTTCTAGAGAGGTCGGTTCTCTTATTTTTATAGAGCGCATCATTGAAAGAGCTTGATCGTCCATGTTTTTTTCTGTGACATTCGTATTTATTTCATCCGCGGTATTCATATTATTTACGACATCAAACAATTGATAATCTTCTTGAATAATGTCAGTTTTATCTAAAATTTTGAAATAGTCAATACAATTATTCACATATAAATGAAACGATTTTTTGATATCGGGAAATAAAGAATCAGGTTCTTCGTCTTGAATTAGTTGCTTTGTTAAATCATAAATTCGTTTCCGATAGAATTTAACATCCTTGGCTTTTGCCGTTTTCGTTGAGGAATCATACCTTGAATACTGTTCTTTGTTCATTAGATATTCTAAATTTTTATTTATTAGGAAATCATTAGACATAATATATATATCTAATGATTTTATTCGCCTATGTCAAACGTTAATAATTTTTTCCGTCTCCGTGTCCGCCGTCATAATATACACATGACTCGGAAACATAAACAATGTTTGTATGCATAACAGCCCGAAGCCAATATTCATAATCTATATGAACAACTCTTCCATTAATTATCTCTCCGCCCATTTTAATTTCCAGTTTTTTACCAATTTTTCTAATTACATCCTTGTGTATTATAATACTACACGCGATTATGCAATTATGTATTTTTAAAAAATCAAAGTCCCATATCCCAGGGAATCCTCGGTCCAATGCAGAACTTCCATTTCTTCTATAAATTTGTTGCAGTATGTTGTAATGTTTTTCTGAATTATATTTTTGATATTTTTTTCCGGGATTGTACATCCCTTCACCATATAATCCATCCGAACAAGACATTTTACATCCTGTTTCTCTCATTGCTTTTAATTGTAGTTCTAATTTATTTGGAAACCATATATCATCATCGTCACATGTGGAAAAATAATCTCCTGTAAAAATTTCTATCCCTTTATTTATAACGTATCCAACGCAGGGATATCCAAAAATTTCTCTAGTATTTTTTTCTAAATGTATAATATTTATCCCTGACCAATCGTATTCGTAATACTCCTTTTGTGTGGAACAATCATTTACTACAATAATTTCAATATTTTTGTATGTTTGTTCCTTGACAGATTTAATTGTGTTTAATAAATAATTAAATCTGTTATATGTCGGTATTATTACGCTGACCTTTTCCATGTTAGTAATGCCGAGTAAGTTTTTAAGTATTTTTGTGAATAGTTTATTTTTTAATGTTATTTTTAATGTTATTTGGAATTGTCGGAGATGGATTTTTTTTCACTTTAGAGCAAGATGAATCGGCGGTCATTTCTTTTACTTGTTGTCTTGTGCAATTATTAAAAATGTTTCCCCCTAAATTGTTTGGATTCGCATTAAATTGTTCAAATACTTCTTCTTTAAAGAGTTCAGTGTGCGGATTAAACTGATTACCACTTTTGTTTGTGACAAAAGTGTATTTGTACAAATCGCTTTTACTTCCTGGGACATATACATTTTTACTATCCTTGTTGAGAGAAAATAGTTGATTTCGCAATTCCGACTCTGTATTAATATTAGATGCGAATCCTGACCACGGTGATTGAGTATTACCTGGATTGAAAACATTTTCCACATTATATGTCGGCATCTGTTCCATTGCGACATTAATGTGTTTTCTTGGATCAACGATTGGCATAATGGAATACTTTGTCATAACCGGTCGGACGCTCAAATATGGCTGCAACATTTGCGACGGAAGGTATCTGTCATATAACCTATCGTCTATTGTATTTGTTAATTCTGAAGCGCACCGGTTATCACTAAAGTTATACGACATATTATATTTGAATAATATTATTTTTTTTATGTAATACACGTAATACACTAATCAAAATAATTTCATTTCCTTTACACCTTTAGAACTCCAATTTTATTATAGAAATTGTCAACTATAATAAAATATAATAAAATGTAAAAAATGTAAAAAAATGTAAATTAAACTATATATTTGATTTGTCAATTGTAAAAACTATATCGTCATAACGATTTTTATTTGATCTTAAATCATAAATTTTGATAAACTCTTTTAAGTTTTCCGGAACTTCATTTTTTAGTATATCAATCCAATCCCACGATTGAACATCTTCAATTATTAATATGCCATCATCCGTCATTATTTGCGAATATAATTTTATAAATTGTTTCATACTTTCTAAACTATGAGGTCCATCATCTAACATAAAATCAAACTTTATGTTTTTATTTAGGAATTGAGAAATGAAATAATCATCATTATATGCGTCAGTCGACGTGTGTAATATAATCTTTTCATTATTTTTAATACCTTCCCAAACTTTTTCTAAAGGACAAATATCTAACGCATAAACATTTGCGTTTGTAAAATAATCATGCCATAGTTTTATACTTCCTCCATTGGTAACTCCTTGATTATAATCTCCTATTCCTACTTCTAATACATTTTTAGCAGTTTCCTTTTTAGATATCAATAAATTTTGATAGAGCGGTAAATAAGAATGAGTAGTATTTTTATCTGTTCTTGAATTATCAACTATTTCTTCTAAACTCATGTATTTATATATTTATTATATTTATTGTATTTAAATTATAATTCATAATAAGTGTTTACGCCGATGAGGATTTTAATACGCCCTTTGGCGTGTTTTAATTTATTTATCGGTGTTAAAAAGTAAAAAAAACTCATAGTCTATATTTGAAAACAGCATTATTACTAAGAATCCTTTTTTCTTTTTATCAAGGCAATCAAGAGAGAAAAAGGATTTCAACGCCAGCGGTTAATTAATTATTTTCACGTATAATGTTATAAAATATTATATGTCACAACATATTACACATTTTCTCATTTAAAACGCCGATTTTTTATATTTTTTATACAAAAATATAAAGATTAATTATTATATTACATAGAATGGATACAGAAAACGAATTACTAAAACAAAAAATTTCATCATTAGAAGATGAAATTGTAAAACTAAAAGAACATTTAAAAAAATATACTGCCCCTACCCGCAGTAAAACTTATTATGAAAATCACAAAGAAGAAGTTATACAAAAAGTAAAACATTATAAGGAAACAACCCAATACAAATATATACCCACAATAGAGCAAAAAAAGGAATACAATAAAAAAGCATATTTGAAAAGAAAAGAGCAACAAGAAAAAGAAAATGGGAACATTTAGGAATAAGTAAGTTTATTCGTTAAAAATGACTTAAAGTTTATCTTTAGTAATAGTATACAATGGTGAAAAAGAAAAAAGAAAATTTCACCTCTTTTCGTTCCAATGATAAATCCGCTTACAAAACCTTCAAAATACCACTCAAAACCATCTTGCGAGACCGTGCTACTATACAACCCGTTCTCAATGATTTGGTGTTTGACATCAATGATTTAGTCATTCATTCCTATCAGTTGATACGATTGTATGTGCTTCACTGCTACCATCATCAAGAACCCTTACCTGAAATCAACGATACATTTATACTATACTGTATCAAAGTATTAGGCACGAGAGACAATCGTGGAAGACAAAGTGCCAATGCCACCTTATTGGAAACCTTACAAGAATTTTATGATACCGAATATCAACCCTTATTGAACCACGAGAAAACCGATTTGAAAAATACTACTTTTTTGTTACCGTATGTTGCCACGCAAATTCATACTTGTCTGTCTAACAATTTACAAGAACATTTCTTACAACATTTCTTACGATTTATTAACAAAACCACCCACGAAATTACCGAAGATAAAGCCGTATTACATACTTTCAAACACAAATTGTGTTTGATGGAAGAAACGGATACGATGTTTGATGATTGGAAAACTACCCATTTACCTCACATATTACCTACCAATATCAAGAAAAATATTCATTACGATGTCAAAGTTCGTTCCTTTGTTTACTTACCAGGAATGTTGTATATGAATTCCATCTTGGAAAAACAAGAACAAAAATTGTTTCAACCGTTACCACTACGCACGAATATTGTTCCCAAACATATCTTGTTGGATACTGCTTCCATTGTTTCCTTATTTTGTCCTGAAAATGATAAAGAAGGAAATAAAATCAAAAAAAGTGAATTACTCAAACATATCAAAGATAGCCAACATGATGTATGGGATAATTTGCTGAATTTACAACATAAAATATTCAAGAACCCACATTATCAATTTCATTACCAGATACAAACCGATGGAATTTCCTGTAGTTTGTTATTCATTCGCAAAGATTTGAAAGACAAAAAATGGGGAAGCAAAGTTCCTACCTTGCCCGACCAAGAATTTCATAACATAGAAGATTTATCCCAAGAACAATTGAATGTATTGAAACCAAGAAATATGGTGGGTTGTGACCCCGGAAAACGAAATTTGGTGTATATGGTAGACGAAACTGGTAAAAAGTTACAATATACCGCCCCACAACGAAAACGAGAAAGCAAACAAAAATGTAACCAACGCATTTTGTTGGTGGAAAAAAAGAAACATGGGATAACAGAAAAAGAAACTCACCTGTCGTTACAAAATAGCAAATCAGTCCGCATAGATAATTACAAAATTTATTTAGTAGAGAAAACCAAACTCAATCAAGAAACCACCGAATTTTACAAGCGGGAAGTATGGCGGAAAATGAAATTTCGTGCCTATAGTTATGGTAAAAAATCTATAGATACCTTCCTGAATAAAATTAAGAAAACTTTTGGAGAGAATTTACTAATTGGTTACGGTAACTGGTCACGAAGCACCCAAATGAAACATTTTATGCCGACCATAAACAAAGGATTAAGAAAACTAATTCATAAAAAGTATGATACGATTACCATCAATGAATGTAATACGAGTAAGAAATGTTGTGGGTGTCATAACAATCTGTCTTATTACAAGAACAAAGAAAACAAAGAAGTATTCCGTCTTTTGATGTGTTCTAACTGCGTGAGTTGCGAAAACAAACATACCGTATTTAGAACCCGAGATGTGAATTCCGCCGTGAATATCCGGCACATAACGAGATGCTGGGTGGAGAAGCAATTTAGACCACCAGTATTTCAAATTTCGTCTTTCACCACTTCTGGTAAAAAAGAAGTGGAAAAAGTAAGACCATCGTAGGTGAAATTCCTACTATTGACTTTATATTTTTTCTTATTTTTTTTGTCGTATAAAATCGGCGTTTTAAATAAGAAAAGGTGTAAAGACTTTTATTATTATTATGTTATAAAGAGTTAAAGATAATAGGGTTATATAAAGTAACCAACCATGTGTGGGATATTCGCAATATTAAATGATGAAGATGTTATAATAAAAAATTCATCCACAGAATTTATTAAAGAACAATTTATAAAAGGTGCGCGAAGAGGACCAGAGTATTCTATTCTAAGATATGTTGATTATAAAGTGATGTTTGGTTTTCATCGCCTAGCGATCAATGGTTTAAACTCAGAGTCAAATCAGCCGATTATTATTAATAACATATCTCTTATATGTAATGGCGAAATTTACAATTATAAAGAGTTATATTCTATTATGGGATTGGAGCCAACTACCGATTCTGATTGTGAGGTTATTATTCATCTATACAGAAAGTATGGTATGGAGCAGACATTGCAGATGTTAGATGGCGTTTTCGCATTTATTCTATGTGATTCGCAGATGGCAAACGAATCCAAGTTATATGTTGCGAGAGACCCGTATGGTGTCCGCCCGTTATATGTTTTGAAGTCAAATTTGTCAATTTCTTTCAAAGCATTTGCGTCTGAATTAAAATCGTTATGTGAATTTACAAATGAGGAAAATGTTATTGAGCATTTTAAACCTGGAACTTACTCGGAGTATTATCTTCCGTACAGAGCTTGTTCTGAGTGGTGCCTTAAATCTGACTATGTCGTTTATCATACATTTGGATTCAATAGTTTGTCGGAGGATAAAAATTTGTATGAAAATATCCAATTATATTTGGGAAAGGCGGTTGAAAAGCGAGTTTTAGTAACAGAGCGTCCGGTTGCCTGTTTACTATCGGGGGGTCTTGATAGTAGTTTAATAACCGCGTTGGTGAATGAATATAATAAGAAAATAACAGACAAACCGTTAGAGACATATAGTATTGGTCTTTCAGGCTCAGAAGACTTGCGATGCGCGCGTATTGTCGCGGAATATTTGGGAACGAACCACCATGAAATTGTTTTAACAGAAGAAGAGTTTTGTAGTGAGATTCCTGAAGTAATTGAGGCAATAGAAAGTTATGATACTACTACAGTTCGTGCTAGTATCGGAAATTATCTGTTGGGAAAATATATATCAGAAACGAGCGACGCAAAAGTTATATTCAATGGGGACGGTTCTGATGAGTTATGTGGAGGATATCTTTATATGTACAAAGCACCCGATGCGGTTGAATTTGATAAAGAATGTCGTAGACTATTAAAGGATATTCACTTGTTTGATGTATTGAGGTCAGACAAGTGTATTTCTTCCCATGGTTTAGAACCTCG